TCCACTCCTTAACATCCGGCCTACCTCCATGGCGTTTCTTTACGCCATGGTAGCCGTTATTCTTGAGTGGGTCAATTTTCACCGGCGATCTCGGTCAATTATACCCCGGCGTTTACATTAGGTTCCATTGCCGAGAGACGTTGGGGTTCGAGTCCCCATACCCGCACCATAGCAGTTAAGGCAATTGATACAATCGTATCAGTTGCCTTAACGTTTTTTTATGCCCCGAAAAGCTTCTATAACAAGTACTTTTCACATTATTAGTGCACCCGTAGTAATCATCAGACCACAATATGATGGGATTATTATGGTCAACATATCTCTCTAACCACTATATATGCAATTCAATTCGTTTTTTTACTTGGCTATCGTTTTTCGATTAGTTATCTTGTCATAGTGGGCGTAGCATCTCCGGTTGGATGATGGTAACAGCAAGGCGAAAGTTCTCGATTGAAACAGGGGCATATACCAAGGAAGCCCTCAGTTCATTTGAGGGCTTCCTTGGTATAATTGTTATGATGATGTTTTACAGCATTTCCGTGACCTCTGTGCCGTTCTTAAAGGTAAAAACGACTCTGCCGTCGGTGTGGACGGTCACATGGTCTACCAGCGCATCCCATGTAGCTTCCTTGAAAACCATCGGCAGTTCGTACAGTTCGCCCAACTCGAACAGAAAACCACTCAGGATGTCGCCCTTTAGTTCTTGCATTTGACGCTGCTCCCGCAGGGTGTCCAACCGCTTTTTTGCTTTGTCGTAGCGTTCAATATAATTGTCGTATCGGTTTCTGTAATCCGTCTGGTCAAGCGTCGTGGTGGCGTTTGCATCGACCAGCTTCTGTACCAGTCCGGAAAGCACATCTATCTCGCTGGTGATTTCACCGATTTCCTTGTCAATGCCGCTGAAATCAGTAAATGCCATGCGTATCGTTCTGCTGTCCTCAATAAGCGCCTCTCGGTCAATCATCAGCTCACTTACGGCATTCAGAAACAGCGCCTTGATATCATTCTCATACAAATGAGGGGTTTGGCATTTTTCCGCACCCGTGAACTTAGCGTTGCACTGCCAAATAGTTCGGCGGTATTTACTGGTGGAGTGCCAAACCTTTGAGCCATAATACTCTCCGCAGTCGCCGCATATGATTTTTGCTGAAAAGGGACTCAGGCTGTTATGATGTCGCCCTGTCGCTTTTCTTCTTGTCATTTCGTCCTGCACTCTATTCCATTCATCCGGGCGGATAATCGCTGGATGACTATTTTCCACATAAAATTGAGGAACTTCCCCCTCATTGATTTTTTGCTTCTTTGTCAGGAAATCCACGGTATATTTCTTTTGCAACACAGCGTCGCCCTTGTATTTTTCATTGCTGAGAATACTCTCAACCGTGGTTGACTGCCACTTTTTCTTGCCGCCCGGTGTCGGAATGCCCTGCTTCGTGAGGGTAGCTGCAATTGCGTTTGTCGTCTTACCCTGTATGAACAGGCGGTAGATGGTTCGCACCGTTTCTGCTTCCTCCGGCACAATCTCTGGAAGCCCGTCCGCTCCTTTTCGGTATCCAAGGAACTGCCCGTATGGGAGGCTGACCTTGCCGTCGGCAAAACGCTTCCGTTGACCCCATGTCACATTTTCGGAAATGGAACGACTTTCTTCTTGTGCGAGGCTCGACATTATCGTGATGAGCAGCTCACCCTTACTGTCGAGCGTGGCTATCCCTTCCTTTTCAAAATACACCTCAATGCCTTTTTCTTTGAGCTTTCGTACCGTTGTCAAACTGTCCACAGTGTTTCGAGCGAAACGGCTGACGGATTTTGTAACGATAAGGTCAATTTTGCCATCCAGAGCATCCTGAATCATTTCATTGAAGCCATCTCTGTGCTTTGTGTTCAGAGCCGAGATGCCCTCGTCGGTATAGACCCTGACAAACTCCCACTCAGGCTTCGCCTGGATATAATTGGTGTAATAATCCACCTGTGCTTCATAGCTCGTCTGCTGTTCTTCGCTGTCGGTGGAGACTCTGGCGTATCCAGCTACACGCTTTCGGACGGTCGCATTGCGTGGAAGTCCCGTGTGCATCATCCGTGTCGCCGGGATGACCGTTATATTTTTTGCTGCCTGCATCAATGCTCACCTCGCTCCTGTGTTTTCTTTCGTGCGACTTCCCTCATCTCCGGTGTCCAGCTCTCCGCCCTGGAACGGTCTGACCATCGTTGAACGGTTTCTGTCCCGTCTTTGAAGCAGAACACCAGCGTATTGCCCTCCGCTACTCTGACAGCCGTTATTTTGTTGTAAAAGGTATCTGCATCAAATGTATCGGTGCCTAAAGCTTCGGCAGCGACAGTCATGAGCGTATCCTCCGGTATCTGCTTGGAGGCGCAGGCGGCTTTACCGAGCGTATTGTAAGTAGGGCATATCCATACGGGACCGGTGGCGGTAACTTTTCTGCGATAGTGCTTCCCGCAGATGGCGCAGGTCAACAGCCCTGTAAACGGATAAACCTTCTGACCACTACCGATATGCGTATGTTTCTCCGCTCGACAAGCTATTTCAGCCTGTACCGCTTCAAAGGTCTTAAGTTGGATAATTGCTTCGTGCGTATTGACGGCATGGTATTGCGGCAGCTCGCCGTTGTTGACGAGCGTCCGCTTGGTCAGATAATTCTCCCGAAAAGTCTTCTGTAAGAGCAGGTTGCCCGTATAGGCGTAATTCCGCAATACCTTCATCACGCTGCTTTTACACCACAGATTGCCGTTACGGGTGCGGATACGATTTGCATTTAATGTTTTCATAATCGCCGTAACGCCCATCCCTGTGGTATAACAGGAATAAATTTGGCGGACGATTTCTGCTTCCTCCGGCACGATTATGTATTTGCCGTTTTCGTAGCGATATCCAAGTATGGTGCCGTTCCACGGTATTCCATCCTCGAAATTCTTCCTAATGCGCCATTTCTGGTTTTCACTAGCCGAGCGACTTTCCTCCTGCGCGTAGGATGCCAAAATGGAGAGCATCAGCTCTCCATCGGCGCTTTGCGTGTGGATATTCTGCTCCTCAAAATAAACGTCGATGCCGAGCCCTTTTAGTTCCCGAACCGTCTCCAGCAAGGTCACCGTGTTTCGAGCAAAGCGTGAAATGGATTTTGTGATGACCATATCGATTTTACCGGTATGGCAGTCGGCAAGCAGCCGCTGGAAGCTTTCACGCTCATCCTTAGTTCCGGTCTTCGCTTCGTCGGCGTAAACGCCAACATAAGCCCAACCCCGGTGCTTCTGAATGAACTCGCTGTAATAACTGATCTGCGCCGACAGCGAATGGAGCATTGCGTCCTTGCCGGAGGATACCCGCGCATACCCAGCGACACGCTTCAACTGCTCTGACGGCGGCTTGAAGAATGTGGTCTGTTTTATGCTGCGTTCCATGTTTTTCCCTCCCTTGTATCAATATTCGGTACTCTATATATTGCTCTAAAAGTGAGATATATCAAGCGGTTTCGGCAAATATACTATCCGAAGATAAGCCGTATTTGCGATTGATAATTGTGTACGCTTTACGCCTGTCTGCCTCCGTAAAGCAGCCATTCTCGACCAGTCCATCGATGAGAGCGAGGGTGGTGTGATACCGCATCATGGTATCGGCGGCGTACTTATCTGGCTTGTTTTCCACGGCTGCGCTGATAGCAGTCTTTTGAGCAGTATTTGCGATTTTTGTTTCCATAGCTTTCAAACTCCTTTCCGCAGTATTGACACACGAGGGTGTAATACGCTTTTTTGTTTATTTTCTCCTGATGGGTGTTCCACCACGAAGTACGGCATTGATCCGAGCAAAACCTTTTCTCCCTGTGACCCTCCGGTTGGGCAAAAGTACTGCCGCACTGAGCGCACCGATGTGTACCGGGAAGGTCTGGGTGCCGGCGCATATATGATTTGACGGTATTCAGCGAGAGCCGGAGTGCAGCCGCAATAGCTGACGCCCCACACCCTTTGAGCCGCATATCCGTGATTGCGTTTATATCTGATTGTTTCATGGCAATCCTCCTTTTTTCACCGATTCAGCGTCGGCGCATGGTCAACAGGCGCTCCATTACATCATCCTGTGGATTGCTGCCGCTGTAGTCCATCGAACAATTGTCACGGACGACTGCGTAGATTTGATTCCACAGGGCGTTAGCGTGCTTGGAATATTCACGTGCCATGGAAACATAAGGGGAGGCAATTGCAGCTCCGGTAGTTGGATGTTTGGCAAGAAAGCCGTACTGTGAGATTGCCTCTTCGCATTGAATCCACCGGGAAGCGGTCATAGCGTATTGCTCCAAATTTTGCTGGGTGACCAGATGTTCGCAATGATATTTTTGCAGCCAAGCCCAGGTCGTTTCATAAACATTCTTTGCTGCGAGTTCTAAACCGCTCTTCTGAGCGGAGCCGAGGAATTCATGCGGCGGCGGCATTTCCGTACCTTTCAATTCCGCAGGCTGCGGAAGCTGTACTGTCGTGAGCCGCGATTTATTAACGCCGCCTTCCAGCACTTTGTCTGCCAGCGGCTTCTTTGGTCTGCCGCCTGTACGCGGCTGCGGACCCCGTTTTCCCATAAAATATACCTTCTTTCTTTTTTGAGGGGTTAATACCCCGATAACTTATGCGTTTTTGTGTACGAAGCCCCACGCCGCTGTCCAGATTTATTATTCGTAGAGATTTTGATACCCCCACCCTAAGGACAGAACGGACACAAGGGACAAAACTCAAATAAGAATGTTTCTTTAATCACCCGCCTGATTTCGCTTGTCGTATGCACGGAGCCCCACGCCGCTGTCCACTTCGGTTTTGCCCGGAGATAGATACGCCCCGGGGTATCCGCAGGCAGAAGCCATGAGCCGCCGCGCTGCCGTGGCATTGAGCCGTCATACAGCAGCGCAGCGGGCACATAATTTTCACCTGCAAATGTACGGGACAAAACGGACTAAAAGGACAAAAGTGGCTACCAGACCTTCAGTGCAAACGCCTTAGACTTTTTGCTGATGCGATAATGCCAGTTGAGTTCATTGGGGTCAACGGGCTCGTAGCCTGCTTGAAGCATGGCATCTTTGAACTCGTTATTGGTAAGGTAGATGCCTGTGTCACGATGCAACAGATGCTTGATGCCATAGCTGGTGTGACCATCAAGCGGCGTTTTGCGTGGGGTGATGCTCTCGGCAATCCAATTCATGACCGTATCGATTTCCTCTTGCGGGTGACTGGTGATTAGCCCGTCATCTACA